TATCGGACAATGATATTTTTGCTAATATACAGGAACCTGATTACAGCCTGACTATTGCAGAAAGGACAAGGCGTAAGGCTATTTGGAACCGTATCAATAATGCAATGATACAAAAAGGTTACACTTCCTGCAATATTAACTTTTATACAATGACCATTTCCGTTGATTCTCCACTGGAATAATGATTGACAATTCATTGGCATTCCTCTATACTGTATCCATACATTGATTGACGGAGATTATATGAAATTGTTATCCACAGGCAATCCTAAGATTCTCAAAGGTACTAAGCAAGGCTATAACACCTATATCCTGCACCTTGCACCATATAACGTATCAGGCTATCAGACCTGCCCTAAGGCTACCCCAGGGTGTGCAGCCGCTTGCCTCAATACCGCTGGTCGTGGTGGAATGTTTAAAAAAGGTGAGTCCACCAATGTTATTCAAGAGGCAAGAAAACGTAAGACCCTATTTTTCTTTGAGGAACGAAAAGGTTTCATGGAATGGCTTGTAGCAGATATTAAGCTGGCGATTAAACAATCGGCTAAGCTTGGTTTGATTCCTGTTTTCCGCTTGAATGGCACCTCTGACCTGTCCTTTGAAAAGTATTCAGTCACCGTTGATGGTGTTGATTATGCTAATATCTTTGCCGCTTTCCCTGATGTCCAATTCTATGATTACACCAAAATCCTTGGTCGCAAAGTGAAAAACATTCCTAACTACCACTTGACCTTTTCAGCGGCTGATGGCAATGATGCCGACGTGGCCAAGGCTATTGAGCAAGGCTATAACGTGGCTACTGTATTCGGCATCAAAAAGACCGAGCCAATGCCAGCGTCCTACAATGGTCGTCCTGTATTCAATGGCGACGATTCCGACCTGCGATTCCTTGATCCTAAAGGTGTTATCGTTGGCCTATATGCAAAAGGCAAAGCGAAAAAAGATACCAGCGGTTTTGTTAAGTTTCCGACAATTATGCTGGCGGCAGCGTAAGGCTGCATAATTAATAAAATAGTAACCACTAACCTACAGGAGTGTTATCAAATGAATACCAAAGAAAACCTTATTAATTCCGTAATTGACCAAATTGAAAAAGATATCCAGGACAAGGATTATACAGCCTTGGAGGAATTACTGGCATCCGTGCCAGAGGACCTATTGAAAGGTTTTTTACCTGAGGCTTACTATAACGGCTAAAACCCTTGACAATTCGGCATGGATACCCCATAATGTATCCATACATTGATTGATTAAAGGAGATTCCCATGATGCTAGTGATCCGCACCCAAGTCCACGAAAATTACGGCGCCCACGATTGGGACGGCAAAGGGGAATGCCCACAATATTGGAAAGCCAAAGGCGGCTCAGAGTATAAAGTCCTGGGCCTTCCTGTGGACGTGGATTTTCAGGAAGTTTTCAATATTGCAAGAACCTCAGTGGAAATTTCCGATAATTATTTTGAGGAATACGTTATCGATTGGTCAATTGAAAACGACCGCTACCTTTCACAATTTGAAAAGGACCAGCTGGAGTATGATGGGGAAATTATATTCCCTGAACCCACTTTGCAATATGACAACCTAGTAGCCTAACCTAAAGGAGTGTTATCAAATGTTTAACCGTGAAAAAGCCATTGCGGAATTGATAAGTGTTATTACCGAGGAATTTAATAGCATGACCGATGAGGAATTGATATCAGAATTGGAAAGCCTTGATATATCGTACCTTTTCGGGGAAACGGAATAACCCTTGACAATTGCCGGTGGATACCCCATAATGTATCCATTGGCAGTCCACGATTGGTCAACGAAGCACCTCCTGGGGGAAATGTTATCAAATGGATAACACCGGGCTGTGGGAGGCGATCCTAGCCAGCCATAGTCTACTATCAACCCCCTACCTGGAGCCTCCTATAACCCTTCCTAGCCTCCCGGAATACCGTGTTATTATAAGACAATCCTAAGACCATGCAAAAAATGACCCATGGAACCCTTGACAATTCGCACCACTTACCCCATAAAGTATCCATACTGATTGATTAAAAAAAGGAGATTATCAAATGGATATCATATCAAAGGTGCAAGACCAAATTTCCGCTGGCGACCTGACCTTTGCGGAAATAGCGGAAATGTTCAATATGACAATTTCCGATGTGGAATTGATTTTTGATGATTTCATGGATCAAATGGCCGAGGCTTATGACGATTCCATGGATGGTGATTTTGATTCGGCCATGGCCTCCGCTGGCTACGGCACCGATGAGGATTATGGCTACTATGGCGAGGAGTTCTAATTATGAAAATTACTTGTAAAAATGTTATCGGTGGCTGGCAGACCTCTGTGGATGCTACAGGCTACCTGTTCGGTCCTGTTTTCAATAAGATAACAGACCTGTGGGCCTGGCAACGGCTCAACCTTTTTGGTACTAATATGACAATGGCTGACCTGCCTACAGGTCTTGTCAATTTTGCAAATGTGAGTGGAGACTAACATGAATTATGATTATGATAAGATTAGGTCCGATTTTGCTAATGACCTTGTGGATGGCATGGACCTTGATGCCTTGATGACTTTTGCCTATGAGAAAATCTTGGAGAACCTCGAGGATATGCATGAGGTAGAATTGATTGAACAGGTAAAAGAATTTGCTCCATATTTACTTGATGATGAGGTAGCAGAATAATGGCCAGACCAAAAGGCAGCAAAAACAAGCCCCGAGGTGCAATACCTGAGGCAAAACCTAAAACACCTCGAAAACCTAGAACTGTAAAACCAAAGGTAACCTTTGAAGGTAAAAAATTAGGTTACCGTGTGGTGTACAGTGTAGGTAATTATTCCTACCCATATGAGGTAACGGTTAACGGTGTCAATACTGAAACCGAAGCCGAGGCATTTTTTCGAAAATATTTCCCTAGCGGTGAGGTAGTTGAAATTGTGGAGAATGTAGGTTCATAAAATGAAGTATGCACTAACATGGGTTATCAGATTGACAATCCTGCTTCCGTTGCTATTGTTGCAACACTTTTGGGAGTGGGCAGAATATCAATATGATAACGTGGAACAATGGCTAGAGGACTGGAATAATCCTTGACAATTCAATTTGATTCCTTTACACTTATACCATGAAAATATCAGATATCGACCGAGAACACCTCCAGCGAACCTATGCGGATCGTTGGATCACAAAGGCATCCGAATATGACCTAGTGGACCTAGCATGGGAAGCCTTGATGGAAAAACTTGACAAAATGACAAACAAAGAATTTGTTGCTTTTATTGAAAAATATGATCCTGAGGCATTGTCAATTTTGCAACAAAAATAGTCCTTGACAATTGGCACGATATACCCCATAATAGCACTATCAACAATTGATATGGAGAATTGATTATGCCACGTGGTGTTCCTAAAGCCGGCTACCGCCGTACTAAAAACCAACTCAATGGTCCCGTTACTGTCACCAAGTTTAATGCAGAGCCTACTCCTGCTGTGGAGTCCCGCTTTTCAATTAATGAGCGATTCGGCTTTGTATCTGATATGGTCACCATGCTGGCCATTGGCGATCAAGCTTCCGTCATTGTCACTGGTCCTGGCGGTCTTGGCAAGTCCTTTACTGTAACCCAAGCCCTACGCCAAGCAGGCCTGCAGGATGTTTCGCTGACCGAAGATTTTGAAGTTGGCGAAGCCATCAGCAAAAGTGCCTACCGTGTGGTTCGTGGATACTCCACAGCAAAAGGTTTGTATCGTGCATTATACGAAAATCGTAATGGTGTCCTGGTCTTTGATGATACAGATTCCATCCTGCGTGATCCCGTATCATTGAATTTATTGAAGGCTGCGTTGGATTCTTATTCTCGCCGTATCATCACCTATCGTGCCGATATCCGTGATGATGATTTACCACAATCCTTTGAATTCAAAGGTCGTGTGGTTTTTATCAGTAACCTATCATCCAGCCAGATTGACCAAGCGATCCTCAGCCGTTCTATGGTCGTTGACCTATCAATGACCACGCAACAAAAAGTGGACCGTATGCGATACCTGATTGATGCACCAGAGTTTATGCCTGAGTTTTCCCGTGCTATGAAACTTGATGCCCTTAACCTTATTGATGATGTTAAGGACCGTGTTCGTGAATTGTCCCTCCGTTCACTTATACAATGCACCAAAATCCGTAAGGCAAATCCAAACGGCAATTGGAAACAATTAGCAGAATTTGCACTATGTGGCTAATTTGCATTTATCTCCATGCCACCTATTGTAGTTTCCCCAGGAGCTTTTGATATTACAATAGGGGCATGGAATTTTCATCTGGTTCATTTTAACTATATGTGGATTTTTCTTTTTACCTTTGATGCTTCTATTATACTCAGCTAGGTCATGCCTTTTATAACCGAATGTACCTTCGCCACCTTTTGTCATATTATAGCCAGAACCGAATGAATTGTATTCTTGAATGAAAAATGGTTCCATTATGTTTAGTGTATGCTCTCGGTCCTTTGATTGGTATATTACTTCCCAATCAAAAGAATCAAAGCCATATTTTTTTAATGCGTTATTGAAAGCACGACCTAAGTATTTTGTTTGGCGCATATGTTCGTTTTTACGATTAGGCCATTTTGAATCAAAACCTATGTAAACCTTACCATTGATTTTGTTTGTGACTTTATAGATGGAATATATATCCATGCTGGTGTCTCCTGTTTTAAATTATAAGATACTAGAGTCCGTGGGTATTACCAGTACCGTGACGGACATTCTTATTTATAATACCACATCAAAAAATTGCTTGACAATTCAATCCACCACATTTATAATGTACTTACATTGACCTAGGAGATTTTATGAAAACCGCTGAAATTAAAAAAGGTATGCGTATCCAACTCCGTAATGGATGGTTCGGTACCATGATGGACAATAAAAAGGCTGTCACCCGCTTTGCAGAGGTTGAAGGCTATTGCACGGAAATGGGTTCTATCTATTCCTTTGATATTGTGAAAGCCCAGACACCTGACGGTGAATGGCATGCCGTATCATACACGGAAAAGGAAATGAAAGTGTACGAAATGAACCAGGCTATATTTGGTTAATAATCCAACAATTTCTTTTTTGATAATTTCCAGAGCCTCCGCATAGGAGGTTCTTTTTTTGGCTGATATCTCCATATGGACCACTACCAGAAAACCTCCTACAGCCCTTCCTAGCCTCCCGTCGGACCGCATATCCACTAGGTCCTGAGCGGTCCAGCAGCCATGTTGTCAAAAATACAACAAAAATAGTCCTTGACAATTCGGCACGGATGCCCCATAATGTATCCATATTGATTGATAGGAGATTTTATGCGTAAGAGTATGATAACAGTCCAACGCCGCCGTGATGAGGCCAAAGCAACCCTGGAAGGTTTCACGGCTGTCAATGTACAAAAATATAACACCGTGGGTGGCTATTCTTACACCTCTGGCTACCTGCATTCCCTTCTGGTGAATGTCCTTTCGCAAAGTGTAAGCGAGGAAGTTTTCAAAGAGATAATGGACCAAGTCCGTAAGCAAACCGTTGACAATTTTGTAAAAGGTTAATATATGAATAACGAAATTTATTATTATCTTAATTATATCTTCGAGGACTATAA